GTTCTTCACGGGTTCCCGGCAATGGTGACTTTGTTGTTGACCTGCACACACCTCTTGCTTTTGCTGAAAAGACAGACATTGAGGTTAGGGCGGTGGCTTCTACTTCTCCATCAAATGTCTCGGCCGAGTTTGAAGGCATCTACATCAAGAACCCAGACTAATCATGCCAAGCAAATCACCTTCCCAACATCGTTTGATGGCGGCAGTTGCGCACAACCCTGCGTTTGCCAAAAAAGTCGGCATCTCTCAAAAAGTTGGTAAAGAATTTGACAAAGCTGATGAGGGCAAAAAATTCAAAGGAGGCGGCTTGTATGAAAATATCAATGCAAAACGTCAAAGAATCGCTGAAGGTTCTGGCGAAAAGATGCGTCGAGTTGGTTCAAAAGGCGCTCCAACGGCTCAAGACTTTAAGCAGTCTGCAAAGACCGCCAAAATAAAATGAGCAAAAAAAAAGTAAACCTTGCAGTTGGACGCGGAGAGAAGTTACCTGTTTCTAAGGGCGCTGGGCTTACCGAAAAGGGTCGCGCTAAGTACAATCGAGAAACAGGTTCTAACCTAAAAGCACCTCAACCCCAAGGCGGAGCACGCAAGGATTCCTTCTGTGCACGCATGAGTGGTGTTGTGGAACATGCCAAGGGTGACGCACCAAGAGCGAAAGCATCGCTCAAGCGTTGGAACTGCTCTGGCTGGTAAAGGAAAAAGATGGCTTACTCGAACACAATTGGTCAGACAGTCATTCAGGTTCAGACTCTGATTGACCATGGTGCTCGCCGTTGCGGAAAGCTTGCTGAGGAGTTGACCTCTGAACAGCAAATCTCTGCTAGAGAAAGCCTGTACTTCCTCTTATCTAACCTCGCTAACCGCGGGATTCAGTATTGGGCGATCAACAAGGAAATTTTCGGTCTACAAGCCGACAAAATGACCTACAAGCTACCCAAGGGTTCAGTAGAAGTTTTGAACGCCTTGTACCGCCGTATGAACCGTCCTACCCCCAATAACACTGGTGGGTACGCATCAAGTGCTGGCGGAACTGTTGGAAATGCTTTTGACAGCAATGTTTTGACTGCCTGCACCCAAGTTTCGACCAACGGAAACATTTCAGTTGACTTTGGCACTGACAACCCTGTCTACATTGGCTCAATTGGCTATTTGCCCAACACATCAGGCGTGCTTTCGCTGATTTATGAGTATTCTCTTGATGGAATTACGTGGAGCACCTTGCTTGACCTTGGTGAAATCACTGTTGAGAACGGTGTTTGGATATGGAATGACATCCAAGCAGGTCAAACGGTGCAGTATTACCGTGCAAGAGCCTATAACGGCACAACTTTGAACGTTGATGAGCTTTATTTCGGCAATAACTCGACCGAAATCACGATGGCGCGCCTAAATCGTGACGATTACACCAATTTACCGAACAAAAACTTCACTGCAAACCAGCCTTTTCAGTTTTGGTTTGACAGAACGATCCCTGAGCCAACAATTTACCTGTGGCCCGTCCCCTCAGACCCATTTGTGCAGATGACCGTGTGGTATTCGCGCCAAATCATGGATGTGGGCGAGCTTTATGGTGAGCTGGAGATACCTCAGCGCTGGTATGAGGCGGTTCAGATGATGCTAGCTCACAGGATGAGCTTGGAGTTGCCTGCGGTTGACGTAGCGCGCATCAATTACCTCGAGAAAATGGCTGACAAGTACCTCTATGACGCCGAGCAGGAAGAAAGAGACAAGTCGCCCATCTACTTCGCCCCGAACATAGGAGTTTACACACGATGAACTCATGTTCCGTTTATTGGATTAGAACAACAAATCATTCTGACTTTATGTCGGAAGGATACATTGGCGTCTCTCGTGATGCAAACAAGCGTTGGAAATATGGACATATTTGGTCGCAAAAAAACAATCGCCATGACAATCAAAAATTTTCAAATGCCATAGAAAAACACGGTTGGGACAATCTTGTAAAAGAAATTTTGGTGATTGCTCCTGAAGATTATTGCTACAACCTTGAATCCAAGATTCGCGCTTCAGAAAACATTGGGTGGAACATTGCAATTGGGGGTTGCAAGCCACCAGTCAGCAAGTCTCGTGGCTCTGACTATGTCAGCCCACTTAAAGGCATTTCTCGACCCACACCTTGGTTGGTTGGCAAAAAAAAACCAATGCCAGAAAATTTTTTTAGCCTTGGCGGTAAAGCAGGCAAAGGAAGAAAGCAATCTCCAGAACAGATTGCCAAAAGAGTAGTCTCCCGTCGCGCCACGCTTGAAGCGCAAGGGAGAACTGTATGAATATTTCTGTCTACACCCGATAAGGAGGTTCTATGCCAATGTTCCTCGATACGCTAGGGAATTCAGACATAGCGATTGCGGTGTGCGACAGGTGCAAGATGAAACGTGCTCACTCGGTGATGAGGAGCGACCCGAATTTCCCGGGGTTGCAAGTCTGTGACCAAGGTTGTGCTGATAACTTTGACCCCTACCGCCTGCCTGCTCGCAAAACCGAGCGCATCAACATCCGCTTCCCTCGCCCTGACCTCAGCGTCGCGGTGGAGAACAATCAACTGATCACTGGGGGCTATGGCGCCTACATAATCTCGACTCAATCGAGTTCCGCAACACCAGAAGCCGACGGCAACGTCGACGGTATCGTTCAACAGCCTTGATATGTCATCAGCACAAGTCACCATCACCCAACTCCCCGCGGCGGGGCCACTGCTCGGGACGGAGGCGGTTCCTATTGTCCAAAACGGTCAAACGGTACAGACAACAACCGCGGCGCTTTCCTCCTCGAACATCTCTAACCAGAGCTTCCTGACCGTAGTCAATGAGTCCACGCTCGCTAACAGCCAGTACCTATCCTCTGGAACTGGTATTGGCTTGGTCAACAATGGTGCGCAGTCCTACCTTCGGATTACCCTAAACGGTACTTCTGGAACCCTAGAGAGCGCTGGAAACGGTTTTGCGGTCAAGGTTTCTGGGTCAATCGTCCCACGCAACATAGCTGTTACAGGTAACGGTCTGAGCATCACGGATGGGGATGGGCAAGCAGGCAACCCAACGATCAGCCTAAACGGTCTTCCATCGTCTTTGGCGGGAATGTCAGGGTCAGGGCTAGTGACAGTCCTTTCAGGCTCTACGTTGACGCCTAGATCGATTGAGGGGGTGGCAAACCAGACATCGGTGACGAATGGGAATGCGTTTGCAGGGAATCCGACAATAGGGTTGGCGAGCAACGCGGTGTTGCCCGGCACTGGCTCCGTCACCATCCCTCTCGGAACTCAAGCCCAAGAACCCTCTGGCTCTGACGGACAACTCCGCTACAACACCGACTCTCAAGCATTTTTTGGTTACTCCAGCGGAGCGTGGCGTCAGTTCTCCCTTGCTGGTGGCGTCACCGAAGTTGATACTGGCACTGGGTTGTTGGGAGGCCCGATCACGGGGACGGGAACCATCTCCATTGACACCACCGTTGTAGCTACCCTCACTGGTACTCAAACGCTCACCAACAAGACCATTTCTGGGTCAAGCAATACCCTATCGAACATTGGCAACGCTAGCCTCACCAATAGCGCAATCACGATCAATGGATCATCAGTAAGTTTGGGTGGCTCGATTACAGTCACAGCCACAGCCTCTAATGCCTTGACCATAGGCACTGGCTTGACGGGCACGAGCTATAACGGTTCTGCCCCAGTCACCATCGCTATTGATTCGACAGTGGCTACTTTGTCTGGCACTCAGACGCTGACAAACAAGTCAATCAGTGGGGCAACCAACACACTGACTAGCATCCCAAATAGCGCGCTGACTAATAGTCAAATCACGCTGGGTACAACCAATATTTCTTTGGGCGGGACATCTTTGACTCCCGTTGGGTTGACAAGCGTTACCGTGACTCAAGACCCAATCAGCAACTTCCAATTGGCAACTAAGCAGTACGTGGACACTGTCGCGGCGGCTGGCATCCACTACCACGAAGCTGTTTACGTTGAATCTCCCAATACTGCTGGAAACCTGACCGCTACCTATGCAAATGGCGGAACAAATATCAACATTATTGATATTGCAAATGGGTCTGACCTTACATTTTTTGGCACGCCTCCATCAATAGGAGACCAGCTCCTTACATCAACTGGCAATGGTTTAGTTGCTGGAACACAGTATTGGGTTGTGGCAGAAGTTGGGGCGGCTCGCCAAATTTCGTTAACTTACGGTGGCGCACCCATCACAAGTTTGACAAACGGTAGCGTAACAATTCCAACAAGATATAACGATGGCGTTGGCGCTACCTTGACCAATGCAGGCACGCAAGTAGCCTTGACTATCGACGGCGTACTAATGACCGTTGGCAAGCGAGTGCTGATTTACAACCAGACAAATGCCTATGAGAACGGCGTCTACACCGTCACCACGGTGGGCGATGGCTCAACAAACTGGGTGCTGACCCGCGCAACTGACGCAAATACCTATTCGCCCTACAGCCCTAACTCTTTGGGTCAAGGCGATGCATTCTTTGTCCAAGCAGGCGCAACGGGGGCAGGCGAGACCTATGCGGTTACCACAACTGGTTCTATCTTCTTTGGTCAGACCAACATCACGTTTGCTCAAATTTCCGTTGCTCTGGTCTACTCTGCTGGTACTGGTCTGACGCTTACAGGCACACAATTCAGCATCTCCAACACAGCGGTAACTGCTGGTGCATATGGTTCTGCATCGTCTGT